ACTTACAGCATCCAATAATCCACCTTGTCCAAATACCGATTGTGTTCCGCCAGGACGTGTGATACCTGAAGGAGTGGTATCATAATGATTGACGTCGGCAAATCCAGCTACAGTATTTGACGGATGTGTAGAACCTACTGCTCCACTGTAATATTTTACAGTTTCATATTCGATAGTGACATCATTTTTCATAGTGCCACCGCCTTCACTATAATCATATGTATCACTATTCCAATTTGTAATAAGTGGATTTATTAATGTCCATGCTGCATATTTTTTCTGACTCAATCCATATATGGTAATATCACGGAAAAATGCCGGTTTACCATTACTGTTAGTGCCGGTATTAGTTCCATCTGTGTAACTTTCTCCAATAAATCCCCAATCAGCAGATGCTAAATCAGGAATATATACACTATCTTGATAGCCAATGCCTTTGCTAATTCCCTGAGGTTGACCCATTGCGCCGCTGGTATTAGGAACGTTATTGTATTTTTGACTTGGATCTTTATAATAATATGTAAAATAATTATACCACATATTACGTATCAAATCAGATTGGTCGTCATGAAAAGTTATGCGACTTGGCTCATAATGTATTTTGCTTTGGATTACACGTTTGCGATTGTATTGATTCATTGATGTGGTATCAATTTTAAATTTAGGTAAATCAATACTTTTAACCATTAATCCAATAGTTTCTACACTACCTGAGCCATATGCAGCTTGTAATTGTGGAATTTGTCCTGTGTTGATATTAAAATACACATGATATAAAAATTTAAGACGTGGGGTTAGCTGATACCCGTTAGGCAGGAAAGTGTTAGATGCATGGGTGTAGTCTTTTAAGCCAGGTACACTTACTATCCCTTGCCCAAATGCTTGTAATAGACTACCACCCTGGCCAAAAAAGCCGTTTCCCATGTTGTTTAAATTGTACTAGTGTTTACAGTAGCAGCACCAGTCGCAACAGATCCTACAGTATAAGCAATAGATTGACCAACCCCGGTTGGAGTACCAGCACCATTAACTTGAATAGCATTATCAAATGTAATTGCCATTGTAATCTTAACTGCTTGCGATTGCTCATAATCCATAGAATTATAGTTTACATCTTTTAAATAGCAACCAAGGATTTGCCATTGCTCTAATACGTTAGGTTCATGTGTACCGTTGCCGCCATCAAGCACTTGCAATTGAATTGTAAATTTATAATCAATGCCAGATGCAGCTGAACTTTGTTCCATAAAATCCAATTGCTTTTGTAGTTGCTCGCCAACTAAACGACTTACATTACCTTGTGCATCGTCACGTAGGTCACATGTGACATCTTGACATGTATGTTTACCTGCAATTTTAATTGTACTGTTATAAATTGGTAATTTTATTTCTTCGAACTGCACATGTGGACGATCAAACTTCATAACTTGTTTAGTTAATTCTGTTGTAGGAGTGCTAACGCCAAAGTTACTAAAGAAAACGCGATAACGATACGTCAATTTAGGCATTAATAAGCCTTGGGTTGATGCGCTTTGGCCGTCTGCTCCTAGAGGAACGGTCATGTTAGTTAGTGAGGATGTTGCCATTTCTTAATCTCCGATATACTTTATTTAGTTAATAAAGTTGGGCAAAAATGCCCAACTTTCTTTAAGCAGCAGCCTGCGCTGCAATTGCTCCAGTATTTTCAATACGTAATGGAATATAGATAAACTCCACTGCCTTAACTGGTTCAATTGCGATGTCAACCCATAATTGATTTTGATCAATAGTACTAGGAGTGTTATTTGTATTATCACACACTACCAAATAGTCATAAATTCCACGCTTGGCCACTAGATCAATCATTAAACTTGTAATTGTGTTCCCAATTTCAGTACGAGTAATTTGATCATTAGGTTCAAACAAGTATTGCTTACCAATTGTATTAAGTCTAGCACGAATAAAACATACTAATCTTGCTACGTTAATACGATTTAATGCACTCGCAGTTCCTTGTAATGTCTTATTACCAAAGTTAGTAATACCAACACCAGGTATAAATGTGATTGGGTTAATATTATTAACATATAAAACATCACGTATTGATTGACCAACACCTAATGTCTCAAATGCACCAGTTATACTATTTAAATAGCCTAATTGGAATGCATTATCAACTAAGCCACGACGTGTTCCAGCTGGAGCTAACCAAGGATAAGCAATTTCGTCACTACGTATAATTGTACGAATCATCATATGACTTGGATAAGTTACACATGTGTTTCCGCTTAAATCAGTTGTTTCACAGCTTGGGTAAAATGTTGCGCCATAGCTATCTCCTGATGCTAAATTACCATCACCTGTAGGTAATCCTAATCCGTTATTGTTAGTAGCCCATGTTGTAACATTCGATGGAGATAAACGCAATGGAGTGTCAATAATACTAAATGCTACATTATTAATTTCGTTGTTTAATGCTACCATGTTAGGAGCCAACTCTGGATAACCTGTAACAGCTATTAGATTATATGAATTTTGTTCTTCACGAATTGTTGTATTAGTGTCAATCGCATTCTTTAAAGCGTCAACAATAATCTTACGTTGTGCTTGACGACCCATATATGGGCTTCCGTCCGGACGAGAACCAACCGCAGAATTCCATGTATTAGTTTGTGTTTGAATAGACCAATATGTAGGACTTGTATCAGGTTCGTTATTAGTGCTATTTTTGATACAGGCATATACGATATTGTCAAATTGAACGTATTGTCCGATAGTATAAGTTGTGCTTGCGCTCCAATCATATGTTGGCCATGCTTGATTATTCCAAGCGTTCAATTCAAATGTCTTAACATTAAATCCTGAACGACGTGTATTCCATAATAGCATACCAGTTGGATAAAGTTCAGCTAGTGGTGCATCCGGATCTAAATAATTGCTAGTTAACAGACTTTCAATAGTTGGTAATGCATCTGCGATTGGGTCAGTTGTACCGTTCGGGGCCCAACGTGCATCAGCAAATAAAATACCACTAGATTGTGTTTGATCTGCATTATCAATTTGTACCCATTGATCAACACCATTAACATTTTGCCAACGATATACCAACGGATAATTTTCTAAATCACTAGTGTTAATCCATAAATCTCCATATACTAAAGGACTCATTGCTGTGTCTGTTTGAGTTAGGGGAGCAGTTGTACTGATAATAGGACCAGTCGCATTACACATTGTTAAATTATAACCACGTGAATCAGAAGTAACCGTTTGATAGCCTACCCATTCTCCATTTTGTTGAATCATAATATCAACTTGTGTAGGATCGCTATAATACCAGTATGTTCCTGTTGTTGGGTTTTGATCTGGAGCAGTTGCTGATGCAGTATAGCTAAATGTCGGACTACCAACCCAATTACTTAAAATGAGTCCCGAATCTGAACCATCAATATAATTTTGACGGCATAAGAAAGTATTTGTAGTAAATCCTGCGGCTGTTACTGGTGTACCACTAACATTGGTTAATGTAATATCTCCGCCGGCACTGTGTGTAAACACAATTGCACCAGTACTAGCAACAGAAGCACTAACATAAGGAATGGCAGCTGAACTAACTGCGGCTATAAAATCACTTGTAGTAGTTCCACTTAATATAGCAGTGGCAGTTGTAATAGATGCTGTACCTGGTTGTGTTGCTGATATAGTAAATGAGTTACCAGAAATAAAAGTTTGCGTTGTGTTGGATCCAGTAACAATCGTTGATCCAGCTGCATAGCGTTCATAAATTGTAAATCCCGCAGTATTGTCATTAAAAGGAGTCGATTCTGCATATAATGATCCAGAAGCAATATTTTGGCCGCCTCCCGATGGATCTAAACTATAAATTGCAGTGGCATCTGAAGAATATACTGGGCAAGATTTAATTACAAATACACCCAGAGTTGAATTATATTCTTTCATAACAAGTGTAGTACCATTGTTAACTGAATTAGTTTTTTGCCATATAGAACCTGTAACACCAGTAGCTGATGTACCACCTGTGCTCCATGTTGGAACTTGATAACTTGGCGATGCTTGATAGTACGGGGCATAATATGTCCCCTCTGTTATTCCCAATGTAGTAAGAGCAGTGCCTGAAAGATTTGCTATAGTAATTGTACCTGCACCACTGGCAGCAGTTTTATCACAATATAAATTTAGTGAACCACCAATGTTAGCTGCATATACG